CTATCACCAGTGCTAACCTATTGGATGATGTTAATGAAGTAAGATTTACTACAGATGGCGGTAACATCCTAGTCTACAACTACTATTTTGGACAGTGGAGTACCTTTACCAACTATACTGTAGATGATGCTCTTGTATTCAACAATGCTTACACTTTCATTGATGATAATGACAATGTTTGGCAAGAATATAACGGGTATAAGGACAATGGGGGCTTTGTAAACTCTAAGATCACGACTCCTTGGATTAAGGTAAGCGGTATCCAGGGGTTTCAAAGAGTCTATAAAGTTGCTATTCTTGGTGATTTTAGGTCCAAGCATATGCTAAAGATGACAATCTACAATGACTATTCGGTAATACCAGTACAAGAGCACATGTTTGATGTGAGTTCAATCCTATCTGCTAACTCCGGTTTCTATGGAGATGGTGTATATGGGTCTGACAACTACGGTACTGACAATTCAGATGTCTATCAGTTTGAGTTACACATGAAAAAGCAGAAATGTCAAGCAGTTAGGGTAGAGATAGAGGATATCTTTTCCAATGCTGATAATGACGGCTCTGGGGAAGGTGCAGCGATCACTGGGCTTACTTTAGAGATCGGAAGTAAGAGAGGCGTCAACAAGAACCTCGGAGAAGGACGAAAGGGATAAGGCGATGTGGTTTGACTACCAGAAAGAGAGATACCCAGGCTTCAACGTGTTGGAGAAAGAATGGGGCTTTGCTACCTATAGCTACCTTACTGTAAAAGGGGAGCGAGGAGTGTATATAGAAGACATTTACATAGTACCTGATAGAAGAGAAGATGGATTAGCTAGTGTATTGTCTGAAGAGATTCAGGCTATTGCTGCTGCTGAGGGGGCTAAATACCTCCTTGGCTCTGTGGCTACTAACTCTTCTTCTCCCACTGATTCCATAGCTGTGTTACTGGCTCATGGGATGCAATTTTTGGAATCTGATAAAGAAATCATATACTTTTATAAAGGAATATAAATATGGGAACTACTAGGAAACTCCTAAAAGGGGATATTGGTGGCGCTGTAAAAGATGTTGCCCCTGTCGTTATTGGCGGTGCAGTTGGTGGACCTCTTGGTGCTACCGTTGCTGGTGCTTTAGGAAGTAAAGAAGGTAAGAAGTTCATAAGCTCTGCTACTGGGGAGACTGCTCGTAGACAGCAAGCTCAAACTGCTGAAAGAGAGGCTGCTGAGACTGCTGCCAAAGCTGAAAAAGCCAAGAAGGGTGCTAGGAGTGCTCTTGATACTTTTGCCGGTAGAAAGGCCATACAGGCCCCTGAAGCCATACAAGCACAGACTATAGATAGAGGTCAGGTACAAGATGTAACTGCTCCTACTGCTACTGCTGCTCAGATAGCTAGAGGCCCACAAGGGGAAGTTAGAGGTCAACAAATGACACTAGCTCAACAACTCGCTGCTAGAGCCAGAGGAGAGGCACCTTCTGCTGCTGAACTTCAATTACAAAGGTCTACTGATAGGTCTTTGGCACAACAGTTAGCCCTACAAGCTGGAGCTACTGGTCCTCAAGCTGCGGCTGCCCGTAGACAAGCTGCTAGTCAGCAAGGACTATTATCACAGGAAGCTGCTAGAGAAGCTGCCATCCTCAGAGCACAGGAACAAGCTGGAGCAGAACAAGCACTAGCTGGACTTACCAGTGACATCAGAGGAGCAGATATCGGACTAGCTACATCACAAGCGGGCCTAGCACAACAGGCTGAACTAGCTAATGTTGAGTCTCAGTTGAGAGCTAACCTAGCCAACCAAGGTGTTGATCTTGATGTTCTTAAGGCTAATGCTGCCGCTGGAAGTGCCGCTGATATTGCTAACCTAAATACTCAGTTACAGTTACTAGGTATGGATGAAGATAGGGCGCGAGCAGTACTACAAGCTGAACTTAACTTGTCTCAGCAAGAAATGAACCAGGCAATTGGCCAAGCTGGTATCCAGTCTCAGGAAGCTATCGCAAGAAAGCAAGGACAAAGCCAGATGATGGGTGGTATTTTAGGTTCATTAGGTACTCTAGGGGCCGCTGCAATCGCTGCCTCTGATGTAAACTTAAAGAAGAATATAGAAAAGAAGTCCCTGGGGGAAGCTCTTATCGACAAAGATGTAGACTCTGATGATAGACTGAAGGACTTACTAAGTAACCTAGATGTTTATGACTATGATTACAAAGATGAGAAGTTTGGTGAAGGTAGGCAAACCTCTGTAATGGCTCAAGACTTAGAGAAATCTGAGATCGGTAAAGAGGCTGTTATAGATACCCCAGAAGGTAAGATGGTGGACTACAATAAGCTTCTACCTGCTATGCTTGCCGCCAATGTTGATGCAAACAAGAGAATTATGTCCCTAGAGGAAGCACTAACCAAGAGGAAGAATAAATAATGGACCCTATACTAGCTCAACGTCTCTTTGACGAGGGAAAGATCAGTCAAGCTACCTATAATAGTGTTATAGAGAAGCAAGAAAAGGATGCTTTCACTACTGGAGATATGTTTGAAAGATTACCAGAACAGCCAGCAATGCCTGAGACTGTTGGTGTACCTGTTCAGCCTGAGCCTGTAGCTCCTGTTACTCCTGGGATGGAAGCTCAACTGTCTGATATTGTTAGTCAGCCAGCTGCTCCTGTAGCCACACCTCCTGTAGTTGAACCTACTACTCCTGTCCCTGCTCCTGCGGCTCCCATCAGCATACCAACAGTTGTTGGAGAAGCCCAGACCATTACCTCTAAGCAGAAAACTGCTACTGAGGGTGCTTTAAAAGCTCAAGAAGACCTTGAAAAGTCTCTAGTAAAGGCTAGTGAGGCTGAGGCTAAGAAACTTGATGTTGATCGTCAGGTAGCTGCTGAGACTTATAACCTTGAACAAGAACGCCAAAAAGTCCTTGCTGAAGCCGCTGCTGCTGAGAAGACTATCCGGGATAAAGGTCTGGAACAGATAAACAATACTCTTGCTGAAATTGATCAGAAGACTGCTGAACTATCTGAACGTAAATACGAAGGATACTGGTCTAATAAATCAACTGGTGAGAAGATAGCTGGTGCCTTAGCTTTGGCTTTAGGTGCTTATGGCTCTGCCTTATCTGGTGGACGTAACACAGCTCTAACTATCATCAACAAGGCAATGGATGATGACTTTAATCAGTATAAAGATGCTACTAAGAACAGAATAGCCGCAATTAACTCCTCAAGGTTAAATATTAAGACCAAAAGGCAACTAATTGATGATCAGATTGCTGGTCTACAGGCTAAGAAGGAAGCTGATATACTTCAAGTTCAATCTAAGATAGATAACCTAGCTAATAAGTTCGCTGATCCTCGTTATCAGGCTAAACTAGAACAGCTAAGGGCTACTTTAGACCAACAAAGGGCCAAGTCTAGGCTTGACTTCGAGAAGGACTTAGGAGAACAGGTTACTTCTACTGTTAACAGAGAGATCGCCAACATACAGATCGATCCGAAGACAGGATTACCTCTACGAGCAGAAGGGCCTGCTACACCTGGAGAGATAGCATTAGACAAAGCCTTTGCAAAGGACTATAATGATTGGACCTCTGGTGGGTCAGACCTTGCTTCTAGTGAGATCGAAAAGCTTAAGGGTGTAATTAAGAACATCAAAGATGGTAATGTATCTCTTGGTAGAGAAAACATCGCTATACCTGATGCCTTGGCTTCTGATGCTAGACTTGCAGCACGTGCTGATGTACAGTCCACAGTTATGAACTCCTTACGTGCCATCCTAGGTGCTCAGTTTACTGAGAAGGAAGGTGAGAGGATAATTCAGAATACTTGGAATGAGAATGAGTCTGAAGAGAATAATATCAAGCGATTAGAGCGTTTGGTTGGTGATCTTGAGAACCAAGCTCGCAGTAAGAACGATAAGGCTAGGTATTTTGAAGAAAAAGGTTCGTTAAGTGGCTACAAACCAAGTAAACCTGAAGCAAAGGCATCTAGTGAAGCTGCTACTGCCTCTGAATCTGGGGGTACTAGCGGTATTGAGTCTTTCGCAAGAGGGGCACAGGACGTAACTCCTGGAGGAGCAACAATAGAAGCTGCTGGTAAGTCTTTCTTGGATGATTTACGTGAAGCATTTAATCCTTCGGGGCCTCCTGCGGAGCTAGATGAGTTTGGAAGACCTAAGAATCCTGAGCAGTTGACTGGCACATTTGGTAAAAGAATGGAAGAAGTTGACAAAGCTATTCAGCAAGCTCAGGAGGATAACCCTAATCTCTTTACTGCTGGCCAGATATCAGGCGTTGCTGCTGGGTTGCTTGGTGGCGGGGCCGTAGTTGGTGGTGGAAAAGCCGCTTCTAAGGCTGCCCAAGCTGCTAAAGCTATAGGTAAGACTGGTGCTAAGAAGGTATCTGCTGCTAAATCAGTGGCGAATATCTACAACAAGTTACCAAAAGATGTCAAGGGCAAGGCTGCTGACCTAGCTAAGAATGCTGGTGTTGATGCTGCTATTGATTATGTCCTAGGATTACCCGGACTTAGTACTCTTGGTGGACCTATGGCCAGGAAAATACTTGGAACTTTGCTTAAGAGATAAATAATAGATGGAGGGCCAGTCCCTCCTCCTTTAATTGGAGAATAATATGCTAGAGGATATACTCGCTAAGGCGTCACTGAAGGACTTATTCAATAATAAGCCGCTGAAGGTGCCGAACAAGCCCCTGGACGCTCTTAAAGACACAAAGGGTATACTGTCCCCCAAGCTAGAGAAAGCCCCTCAGAGGGCCAACTTAGGCTCCTGGGAGGATATTACTAAGACATTAGAAGAAGAAGTTGATATGTCAGGTAAGCTTGCTGGCCTAGAAGGGGCCTCCGAGCTGTATGAGGATGCTATTGTTGGGCTGACATCAGTTTACAATACTATTAGGGACTTACGCCCACTCAATCAATCTGCTACTTTATTTGGTGTTGATGACAGGGAACCTTCCCGATCTGAGCAAAGTGAGTACAGGAGAAGACTGGAGGTGTTGGAAAACCCCCATATTGTGTTGGGTTTACTCAAGTCTGGTCAATTAAGTGGACTGGAAGTGGAAACATTACAGCAATTCTATCCCCTATACTATCAACAAATAGTAGAAAGCGTGCTTGAGAAGCTGGCATTAAACAAAGAGCCTCTAGGTAGAAGGAAGAACTCTCAACTAGGTATTCTTTTAGGTGTACCAAGAGTCACCCCAGATGCTTTACAGAGATTACAAGCTAACTATCAGCCAGCACAAGAAGGACAGCCGTCCGCGCCTCAAGGGGGGCAGGCACCTCAAGTAGCTGAAGCACAGCTTACGAAACAACAAGAATTAGAGTTTACTTAATCCGTGGCCTGTATAGGGCCTTAATTAACCACAGGAATTTATGATATGAGTGTAAAAAGAACTTTAAATTACAGCGAATTAGTAGTTGATGGCGACATGTCTAGTGACATTACATCAGAAGGTACAAATATTTTATATATGGATAGGGTAGGATACCAGCTATCATGGACAGGAACACCTAATGGCACGTTCTCTGTGGAAGTATCTAATGATGGTGAAACCTGGGTAGAAGCAGCATTGTCAACTCCTGTAACAGCAACCGGATCAGCTGATGCCGCTTTTATTGATGTAGAGACAGCGGCTCAGTTTGTTAGGTTAGTATATACAGCTAGTTCCAGTGTAGGGACTCTAAATGTACACATAACAGGTAAGAGTATAAGCGCCTAAAGGAGATTACTATGACACAATGTGCAACCGCAAGTGCCTTTAAAGGGGCGGGTGCCTCAGAAGGGACTTGGACACCAACTTACGATTCAGATACAAACCTGACAGGGACACCTGTTTTCAATAATCCAAGATATACTGTAATAGGTAAAAAGGTCTTTGTTGAAATTGATAGTATAGACGGTTTAACCACAAGTGCAGTAGACGATAATACATCTCTAGTTTTTACTTCACTAGGCTTACCGGGGGTCACTAACTCAACACAATTTGGAGGCACCGCAACGTGGTATTTCACATCTGGAAATCGGTATGTAGTTTCTGGTTTGTTTGGTAATAGTGCATCTGATACAAAAATATTTATGGGTATTGACTCAGGTAACAGCGGCGGAGGAGTTGGGGCCACTAACATATATGGCGTTAGATTTACTTACACATTGCCATAATATATGTATAACCAACCATTAGGTTCTCAGTACCAGTAGAGGAATTAAACTTCATATAAACTAGGTAACTAAAATGACTGTACTATGGAACAGAGTAAGAGTTCCAGGGACTTGTTCCCTAAGATAAGATACATATTACCTAAGAAAAAACTGACTTAATTTGCCCTGATGCTGCATCGTCGCAGCTTGGGGCTGTTTTAATCGAAGAGGGAATAAATGTATAAGAAAATTGGACCAATAGAAGTGTATAATGATGTACCAGCTACAGATAGTGCGTCAGAAGGCATAGAGATAGAGTTAGTAGAGGCGGTGTGCTTCTCTATAAAGAAAACTACTACAGCTAGTAGTACATCCGCTCCTGTTACTATACAGGCTAGTATCAATGGTGAGGACTGGGATGACTTGTCTGGTACAGCAGATACTATAGACAACGCTACACCTTTCAGACTATTTGATGTTGCTGGTACTGGAGCTGGTCTACCATTTCCGTATGTTAGACTCAAGTTCGGGACACTTACTAATCCTGGGGATACTTATGTAGTAGAATTTAGTGGGAAGGGTAACTGATATGACTGTAAAAACTTATGTTGGTAGTGCTGACCTTATAGCTAGGAGTGTACTAGTATCTCAATGGGTAAGTGGGTGTGAAATTACAATATCAGGCGGCGGAGCTACATTTGATATTGCACCCGGCGTGCTTCAGTGGGTAGACTCGTCTAGTGCTGTCAATACGACAGTTACGGAAGTGGTTTTTCCAGGTGCAGTAGGTGTAGTTCCAGCTATTTCTACTGGCACGATCTATGTAGAAATAGATAGAAGTCTGAATGTCATACAGAGCACTTCTGTTCAAGAACACCCAACACTTAATGAAAAAATACAGATTGGTATTGTCAGTATCAATACTGGGATTATTTTTGAAATTGATGACATAGTTAATGTCTCATCAGCAAACATTCCTGGCGTGCTATTTGATTTAGGTAGGACTCTAAGACCTCTCATTATTGAGGGCGCTCAAATTGACCCAGCTGGATCGAACTTACAAGTTCAGGTGCAGTCTGGTTCATTTTTCTCGCCTATGACACGTTACAAGATTGATCCTACTAATCCCAACACTGTCTCCATTAACCAGAAGACTTTTTCAGCCGGGGAATATATTTACATTTATCGAGATGGCGCTGGAGGTTGGACTACTTCAATACTGGATAAAATTGATCCAGCACAATACGATGATGGCTCAGGAACACTGATTAGTGCGGGGAACGCCGGGTGGACAGTTCAAAGAGTTTATATTTCTAGTGAGGATTTTTTACTAGTTCAGTATGGCCAAGAAAGGTACAATAACTTAAGGAGTGCAATCGGAGGGCTATATGAAGATCAGTTTCTTAAGTTTCCAGCAATCGATGGGGCAGCTTTTCTAGGTTACATCTTCTTAAGAGGAAATTGTACTGATCTTTCTAACACATCAAGGGCTGTTTTCTATCTACCACAAACAGCGCAAGGTGAAATTAATTCGAGGATACCATGAGTTCGAGTATTGAAACTTTATATAGACGTCACGGGGCGGTTGATTACAATCATGCAGGGTCAGCCTTCTCTTTGACAGACGGTAATACCACAGATATTTTAAATGATGGTTTAGGTGTCTACACTAATGAGGACAACCTTCCGCTAGGTGTAGAGTCTTACCTAAGCAGTGGAAAGATTGTCCTAGATGGCCTATCCATAGGAGAAGCAGTCCTTTTAAGGATTGATGGTAGCTGTGTTTCAGCTCTTGATGATGCCGTTGATATAGAGTTAGAGTTATTCTGGCAAGCTAAGGATAATTCTGGGTCTAACACTTTCTCTTTCAGCATCAAAGAGCATATCCTTAATATGACAGCAAGCACTCGCGTATATGAGGTCTTAGAAAGCGTCATATTAACAATGGATGGTCAAGAGCAGGTTAATGGCGAAATTACCGTAAAAATTAAACCCACTGGGGGTGATGCCACCTTTACCCTAAATGGGTTTAAGATAGTAAAATTATAAGGAATTAAAAAGATGGACGATATTGATAAGATATTCAAAAAGCTAGAGACAATCGGGGAGGACGTCACTGCTATTAAGATTAATCAAGCTATGCAAGGGAAGGATATTGAGCGTAATGCTGATGACCTTGAGGAGCATATGCGTAGAACACAACTACTAGAGGACGCTCTGGAGCCACTAGCCAACAATCATATGATGTGGGTTGGAGTAGGTAAAGGGATGGCTATACTAGGGGTTGTGATTTCAGTTGTTTTAGGTATGATAAAAATCGTCGGAGGGTAATATGACAAAAGCCGAGGCTAGAGCGTTCCTAATGGAATATAAGCTTTATGAGGCTATTGATCTTTTAGTGCCAACCTTACTAGAGTATTCACCTGATAATCGAGAGCGCAGGGGCGCAGTGCAGGATGTTATTATTAGGGAGTTGGACCTTGGGAGTAGCAACAAAAGTAGAAATATGGTAACTTTGGTACTTAAAAAGAAGGGGATACTGCCCATTAAGTATCAGGGCAGTAAATGTTATAAAAACGTAAGAATCAAGAGGAGTTAGTATGCAGATTATAATTTCAACACTTGTGTCTATGGGTATGAAGCTGTTGGCAGGCCCGGTCATTGAAAAGGTAGTTATATTGGGGCTAGAGAAATTAGTGGAAGCTACTGACTCGAAAGCTGATGATGAACTGCTTGCAGTGGTCAAGGAGGCACTAGAAAAGTAAAAAACGGGGGGGGCACCAACTAAGTGCTCCCCTATATTCGGCCTGTTATCTGAAGGCGTGGGGGGACTGCAGAATTACCTTCACGTCCAATTCCCCAGGTGCCGGAAGGTCTCTCAACGTAATGTTGTATCGGCCTTCTAGCTCTTTTTTCACAGCTTCCAGGGGGTTATCAAGAACAACCTGAAGAAACACTTCACGGATTATCCTGCCCATTTCAGCGGCATGGCCTGGGACAGTGCCGAAAGCGTCGTGACAATGAAGCATTGGCATATTTTGCTTGGCCATCCCTAGTACAACACCCCACATAACAGCAGCATCCATACTGTGGATCATGTTTGCTGCGATACAGGATGCATGTTTTTTAGCATCAACTTTGTCAGTTGGCTCCTGAATAGTGTGCTGGACCTTTGTACGATTTGATAGACACGCCTTAATACGTCTCTTTTTCATAACCATTTGACGCTGGTTAACAATCATACCGCTTGGAGTTGTCCACTTAAGTGTGTCAGTCTTTTTGAACTCTTCGCTTTTGCAGACATCCTTGGCCCATCCTTGCATAATAGCAAGTATCTCGAAGGCTTGGGGGGCTACTGCTGGCATTGCTTTGTTGAAGAAGATGTTCGTCAGCGCTGTCAGCTCCTTCTTGTACTCCTCAGTTACACGCTCCACTGTCACTTTTTGCCCATTTATGGTTTCGGTAACTGTTTCATGGCCCCACTCGTTGATTGTAGTGTCTTTATCTAGCTCTTCTTTGATGTAGTTCCATGCACCAATAAAGGTCAAACTGTAAAGAGTACACATTGTAGGTCGCTTCCATATCTTACGATTGAGTATGCGATCCTTCAGAGGCCCTTCATAGTGGTCGTGTACTGCGCGTCCTACGGCTGAGTACAGGTCGCCTACGCTGTCACTGGTGTCAATGTTAACCAGGCTTGCTAGGCTCTCGTCCTTTTGGATACCTGCGGCTAGTTGCATGCCGCTGCAAGAGGCATCAACAGCAACAAATACACCTGACTTCATGTTCAGGTCATAACCAGAAGCCTTCCACTTGACTAGCTCGTTGGCATATGTCAGGGCAAAGAAAGGCTCATCAGCATCCATCCAGCCATTGTCAGTACCTAGTACCCATTGTCCTAGTGTGCCATCCTCAAGCAATTTTTCTGCTTTTGCAATTCGCTCTACCAGGCTGATCTTGTCGTCACCCATGGCGGTAATCAAGGCAATCTTAAGCTCACGAATACCAGACTCACCTACAGGGACGGCTTCACTGGCTATGTGAAGTGCTTTTTCCAGTTCGGAACCTTGTGGGTCAAGGATACGGTCTACTGCGTAACAGCGCCCCCTGTAATCCATACACCATACATGCCAAAACTCAGAGTCTCTGAAGTGTTCGGCAGCATTTAAAGCAGCTTTTATCTTACGTAAGGCACTGGATTTACTGCCGCGCTTTGCGCTTCGGTCTTCCCAAGCAGAATACTTCTTGCTCTTAAAGATGTTCATGTTGCGAGACCTAAGGGCCTGCTTGGCTCGATCCAGAACCAGCGCGTTAACCTTAAAGGAAGTGCTGGCGAGTCCATTGGCAACATCAAACATGCCTTGTAGGTTAAAGTTTGTGGGATTGAACTTTCTCCGAACAATCTGATATGAAATAAGAGGGTCATGGAATGGAGTATCACGATACTGTGTCCAATCCTTTGGCTTCACTGCTAGGGGCCAAAATACCTTCTGGCTTTCCAATAATATAGCTTCATGCTGCTCAAGTTCCTCTGCGAACTCCTCAGTTGGGAATATCTGCACTTCTGTTTTACCTTCAACAACCACAGATTCTTTTTCGATCTTATCACTGAAAAGATTTGTAAACTCCTCAACAAGATATAATGCTGCACCATTTTCCCAGCAGTACAGTAAGTTCATACCAAACACTAGGTCACTGCGGGTCGTCTGCGTGAACATCTTGGAGATGATAAACTTGTAGACGGTTACTGATATCACATCGTAAATGCTTGTTTTGTCATCAATGAATATGGAGCCGGATTTTTTCTGGTCCTGTAAGGTGGCGATAAACTTGGACAATGCTGATCTGGATGTCAGAGCTTTGTGCTGCTCCCTCAGGTGGTCACTGAATGTTATAATCATATCATTATCAGTGAATAGGTCGTATGTACCTTCAGCTCGGCTGGTCTCGATGCGCTTGGCTACTTCTTCCTTACGCTCTATGTTTTTGTTACGCTGAAATTCTATTTGTGTCTTGTTTTCCATCTTTTTTCTTTCCTTATGTTGGTATTAGACTTTTGTTTTCGGGCCTTAGGAGGCCGATTTGAGCTTCTGAACACGCTTCCTGAGTGTGAACACACCTGAGTAGTCGTAATTCTCTTCTAGGAACTCTAAAGTAGCATCCCACTGGTCCAAATTCAGCCGGTCTGTGTGTTTGATTCCACATGTCCGCTTGAGTCTGTTTGCTACGTCATACATGCTATAATTAATTCCTGCTTTCTTTCTCAACTCGTCTAGTGTGTACTTTTCCATAATTTCTTTCCTTTTGTTGTTGTCCCACGAAATTGTGGGAGAATAACTTTTTGTTTATACCCTTATTATACACCAAAAATCCGATTTTGTCAAGTAAAAAATGTAATCAACGGAAATCATTGGGTTCTTTTTTTATTCCCTGTATTACACTCCTGTCAAGCAAAAAGTGATAAAAATGATAACTGGTTGATATTACTACCGTACAGTAAATTAGGGGTAAAATCAAGTATACGGCAGCATCTGTGGAGAAACTCTTTGCCTTATATATATATCTTACACTAATTGACCCGGTTTGTCAACCCTTAATTTACGAAAAGTTAAAATAATTGAAAACAGGCGATCTGAGCGCCTTTGGCCGTCTGGAATAGCAATGTACCTGAAAGTTTAAAACGGGCCTCAGAAAGCCATTTTGTAACTCTCCAGGGCATATGCAGGTATTTGCCTCCCAGACACCACGAAAGAGTGTCAAATGAGAGTGTCGCGCAGGGAAACTAATCACGCAACCTATCCAGTAGGGGGGGGTACTGCAACCTCCTGATATTGTTGTGAATCACGTTGGGGTGCCCTTTAGATAGAGAACACCTCCGAATTGGGAGGCAAGGCATCAGCAGACAGCTGCAAATGCCCAGAATGAGGCACTAAAAGTTTGGGGTGCCCTTTAGATAGGAGGGGAGAGAATCCCCCTAGAGTGAGACTCGAATGAGAGCGACAGCTCGAAATGAGAGTCGAACGAGGACGCTATTGAGTATATTATACCAGATAGGTATAAATTAGTGCTTGACAAGCCTTGTGGAAATCTGTACAATTAGATACAGGTACAATGAGACAGCTGGTGGTCAATGCTATATACATATATCATGCAGTACCCAATGCTGATGGATGGTACCCTGGGTATACAACAAGCAGTACCCAATGCTGATGGATAGTAACTCAGTAATAATACTATCACAGGCTATTTATGCCTGTGTAATCTTTTCTTAGTGATATCTGATTTTTGTTTTCGTGATAGGTTCCCTCATTTGAGGGGGCCAGTCAGTTTCTTAAGGATTTCAATATAATATAATAACTTCCCCTAAACATGTTCACAGAGTTGATCGCTAGTCATCGGGGAGTATAGGGAGTCTCTATGGCTCCCGCTCATTCTATATATGATGCACAGCAGTGACATCTAGTTTTAAGACATAAGGATAACGAGACAATGAAAGAGTACACAATTCACGATCTGATGAATGATGAGATCAACAACAAGGCAGACCACTTAAGTATTGCTGATGCCCCAGTCCAACTCAAAAAGGACAGGGGACAGTATTTGTTTAAGAATAACAAGACAAATGGTTATGATTATTCCAATGTTGACCCGCAGTACTGGCCCGCTTGGTTTAGGGAAGAATACAAATTAAAGCGTACCAAATAAAGAAGGATAAAAAATGAGAGACACTGAATTACTGAGAAAGTACCGTAACTGGTTGCAAGGCACCCCCCAAGCATTTATATTGTTTGAAAAACTTGCCAACGAGGTTAGAAGTGCCGGGCATGACAAGTACTCGGCCTGGACTATTGTTCAAGTAATGCGTTGGCACTCAGATTTAAAAAGAACTGAAGCCTTTAAAATCAGCAATGACTATATTGCCTGTCTTGCTAGAGATTTAGTAAAGAAAGACCCAAGCTTTGAGACTTTCTTCAACTTAAAGACAACAAAGAGAATATAATTAGCCGGGAGCAGGGTATATCCTGTAAGCCTCCTGGTCTTACGGGGTATTTGATGAAAAAGCGAAATAGAATCAAGATATTTGGTGAGTGGGTTACACTTGACCATGTTGACCTCACATCAGAAGGTATATATGGGGATTGTACTGTGTCCTCTCGCACAATCAGACTGCACGTTGGCCTTGAGGGTGCAGAGTACAAAAGAGTATTAGCCCATGAGAGTGAACACATGAGATTGGGAATCAGCGGATTATCAGAGATGATGTCTGCTGAACTTGAGGAGGCCCTTGCCGTCCTCGCTGAAACACGATAACAAAGGAGCCGCGATGATAGTATGCAAGCGTTGCTACGAATCTAAAGAGCCTGTACAGTTCAGGCGGCTTATGTACCCAGTACGGAAAGATATCTGTATTGAGTGCGAAACTAAACAAAAGAACATAGCAGCTGGGAAGTAATTAGCCCAGCTTGGTAGGGTCTATTGGGAGGCCCTGCCATCTTTAACCCAATTTAGAGAGACTCAAATGAAAGAATTAAATCACAGTGAAAAAATAAAGTATACAAAGATGATTAAGCCGTATGGACATAAATACTGTTCTATGTGTCATATGTCTAAGCAATTGCAATACTTTACGAAAGCGGGCCGTGGGTGTAAATCCTGTGTATCAGAATATCATAAACAGTACAGGAAAGCTAATAAAGAAAAGTACCAAAAGTATCATAAGGAATACCACAAGAAGTGGTATACTAATAACAAAGAGGAGAAGCAGGAACAGAACCGCCAGTGGATGGAAGCAAATAAAGAGAAGTTCCAAGATTATCTGAAGGAAGACTATCACCAACGACCAGAAGTAAAAGAAAAGAAGAGACTAGCAAGAGCACTGCGCAGGAGCAAGTCTGAAGTGCCTCTCACGCCACGAGAAAAGAGGTGGATAGAGAGCATATACAAAAGAGCAAGTATAATGACAAGGCTTTTTGGAGAGCCTTACGAAGTAGATCACATTTTTCCTATAGCAACGGGCGGAAAGCGCATACCGATTAACTTACAGGTGCTCCCTCGTAGAGAAAATAGAAGAAAGAAAGACAATATATGAAAGCGAACTTTAATATAAGTAACCCAATTGTGGCCGAGAAAATGAAACGCTGCGTCCTGCTTGATATTGAGACAAGTTTAGTTACAGCTAGGATATTTTCAACAGGAAATCAGTATATCCGTATTGATCAGGTAAAAGATGAAACAAGATTACTGTCCGCAGCGGGCGGCTCCATGTATGATCTGTACACAAAAGGGGAAGCTGGTGTGTGGGGAGTAGGGAACCACATGTTTGACACATTCAAAGACAATCCTATAGACGATACTGAAGTGTTGAAATATGTGTGGAAAATACTGGATGAGGCCGATACAATTGTCTGCCATAACGCTCGGTTTGACCAAGGCTGGCTACAAGGAAGGTTCTTACGGCTTGGGATGAAATTACCATCCCCCTATAAGGTTGTTTGCACTTACAAAGGCTTGAATGGATTCAATATGAACTCCAAAAAGCTTGATTACCTCAGCCATTCACTGATTGGCACACACAAGATATCTGTAGGTTATGATCTGTGGGACCGGTGTGCTGATGGTGACATTGACGCATTTCGCGAGATGATGAAATACAATATAGGTGACATCTATAATACATTGTTCAAGGTATATGAACGTACTTGTGCGTACTATCCTAACAAGTGTGTTGACTTGTCAATTCCTGGTGTACCTTCATGTAGGGTTACCGGCAAGGAGCTTGAGTCTCAGGGTGTATGGACCAACAGTAACACAGGAACCGAATACAAGATGTATATCAATCCTGACCTTGGTGTATATTACCGAAATCGGTATAAATTAGATTCAAAAAAAGAAGATATGGGACTGCTTGTTCCAATTAAATTGTAAACAGCGGTGCTCTGGATGCGGGGCCTGTTTACACAGCAATAAGAGAGAGAAGGCCGGAAATGGTCGATCGAAGCCCCTTTCTTGGGGGTCATGGGGACTCCCCCCTTTTATTAAGACAACCTCTAGGAGAGATATATGAAAGCTATAGAGTATAAGCTAATGTTAAAGAATTGGGTTCAATCTGAGAACCCTACGGATAAAGAGATTTTTGCAGTGATGCATTTCTTGGATTATGTCGAACAACTTGAAGAAGACAACGAGGAGAGACAGTATGAAGGTTAAGATATTTGAATTTCATGGAAAGCCGATTGAAGAAGCTGATCGGAAGAAAGCCCAGACTATTCTTTCTGATGCCATGGATGCGCTAGAAGAAGAGATAGGTAAGTGTACTCCAGATAATGCTGTAGAGTACCAGAGCCGCTTGGCTAGTATGGTAGATAAGCAAATAGAAGCTTTCCCTATTTCCAAGGAGTTTACAATCTCCACACCAGAAGATGTATCAAGAATTGTACAGGATATGGGAAGTGCAGTCACATTTTGTGTAGAAGATGACGAACTCATTGGCTACATAGCTGCTGGAGAGTAGTATGAGTAACGAAAAATTATTAGATAGGGTCATAGCCTTGATAGAAAAGGACATAGAAGCTGCGGAGAACGGACAAGAGGGCATGGAAACAGCTACCTCTAAAAAGCTCACAGACTATGCTAAGACCCTAGTAACTTTAAATAAAGACGCACGCGAGCAACTTAAAGTGGGTGAATTTGAATCTTTAACAGATGAAGAAACAGAACAAAAACTAAAAGAAGCTTTAGAAGTGCTCAGAGGAGAATAGAAGTGAAGCTTCCGATAGAATTTAGAACCCCTAATGCTGGGGACGAATCGTTTATATATAACGCTTGGCTGAAGTCGTACAAAGACTCCCCATGTGGAAAAACCATGGTTAGTGATGTATTCTTTAGTAATCACAAGCTTATTGTCTCAAGCCTGCTTGGTGATGACAGTGTTGATATACTGCTGGCTGTTAATCCTGACAACCCTGCCCAGATATATGGGTTTGCTTGCCTAGAGAAAACTCCAGCAGTGTCCACAATACATTATGTATATGTCAAGTATAATTTTAGAAAGTTAGGAATAGCAGCAGCACTTGTTGCACAACTAGAGCCTAACCCAGACAATATTAAGTTTTTTACACACTTACCTCGCGAGTGGCGTGAAGTAGTAACCAAATATGATGTGGTATATAACCCATATCTCCTAGAGACACGAAAGGGTAAATAATGGAAAAGACACTTAAAGAAAGTGAACAAGCTTTACAGGCTATGAGAGAATTAAAACAAGAGTATGTTGATACATGCTCAAGACTTGGACAAGCTGAACTTGATAGGGAATACTTCAAGGGGAAAGCTAGTGCGCTAAGAGTAAAGCTAAAAGAAGCTATGGAGAGAGAAGCTAATGGCGAGTAAGGTTATATCAATGAAATTCCACAATGCTATACGTGTTGGGACTACACAACATACCTATATTGACCAAAACTCCAAAATAAATGCAGAGATATCAGGCAATATCGTCAGAGTAACTGATGACAAAGGTAATGTTGCCTATACATCTCTATATAATGTACCTTATTGGACAATAGAGGAGAAAAAGAGTGAACAAACTAGAAATACAAGCACTAATAAAGGCGGCAGAGCTAAGAAAAGCAAGTAAACAGCCTAGTTGGTACACTCCTGATTTTGATGCACAGAATGATTTTATTAATGATGCTGCACCTTTAATTAGTGTGCAGTGTCCCCGAAGATCAGGTAAGTCCTATGGGGCGGGCCTTGCATTGATTAAGGGAGCCTATGAGAACCCTCGCAGTGTCAGTCTTTATATGGCACTTACTAGGCAATCAGCTAAGAATATCCTATTTGATAATGTCCTGCGGGAGATCGATAGAACGTATAACTTAGGGGCTACCTTTAATATCGCAGATTTGTCCATGAGACTACCTAACAGATCGAAGATTATCCTTATGGGTGTTGATACTGATGAAGGACAGATGAACAAGATACTGGGGGGTAAATACCTCACATGTGTTATTGACGAGGCTGCTTTCTTTAGGATTAATCTGAATGAATTAGTCTATGATATCCTTAAGCCTGCCACTATGGATTATGGCGCTAAGGGTAAGATTATTATGATATCCACCACCAGTGATATTACTAACTCTTTATTTTATCGTGTTATGCATGGCGAAGAAAAGGGATGGAGCACACACAAATGGGCTGGTACTGATAATCCATATATGAGAGACAAACTCAACAAAGAAATAAAAGAGATGATAGCACGTAATCCAGAGATCAAAGAGACTCCAGGATTCAAACGTATGTATTTGAACCAATGGGCTATCGATACTGATGCTACTATCTACAAAGCTAATGGTGACAACATTATCAAGAGCTTGCCTGACCACAGAGATGAGTGGAACTACGTACTAGGGCTTGACCTTGGGTACAATGATCCTACAGCCTTTGTTGTTTGTGCATACACTGACTATGACCCTAGCCTATATATTGTAGAGACTTACAAGCAGGGTGAGATGATAATCAGTGATGTTGCTGATAAGGTACGGGAATTACAAAGCCGATACTCCTTCCACACTATGATAGTCGATGGGGCCTCCAAACAGGCCGTAGAGGAGCTTAAGCAAAGGCATAACCTGCCCCTTATAGCTGCCGAGAAACACGGTAAGAAGGACTTCGTGGAACTCTTAAACAGTGATTTGGAGAACAATAAGGTACTTTTAGTAGAGTCTAAGACTTATGAGCTTGCTGATGAGATGGCAAACTTAATCTGGGATCAGCGTAAGAGAGCAGCGGGCATCTGGAAAGAGCATCCGGCGTGCCCTAATCATTTATGTGATGCCATGTTATACGCTTGGCGCTACTGTTTAAATTACAGACCTGATGTTAGAGAAATCAGACATGCCCCTACATCTGAAGCTGCTGTTGATCAGTGGTGGGAGAAAGAGAGTGAGAAAGTAGAGCAGAAGAAGCAGGTTGATGAAGAAGAAGACTGGCTTGAGGCTGAGTTTGGTATGGGTAAAGACAAAGATATATGGGAGACAGGATGGTAAGTATGCCTCCCATGAGGTAGTAAGACTAAGACATCCTTGAATAAACAAAGAGAGATAATAATATGAAAAGAGAGTGGCGAAAGTCCGTAGTACGATATGGTAAGCCTAAGCTTGCCGAATCAAATCCTGGTGATTACAATTTCCACAGTGTATATTGTTTTCCCCCAGAAACCGTTAACAAAATAGAAACACAAGGCCACATGAAGAACCTTGATGGATGTTCAGTATACAGTGACACATTGTACATTGACATCGACAAGCCAGGGCATGTTGCCAAAGCTACAGCAATCCTAGAAGACCTGAAGGCTCCAGTCAAGATACTGAGTACAGGCAATCGCGGGATTCATGCCGAAGTGGCCACCTCTCCTTTACTTGGGCCAAATACCATTTACAGTCAAAAGAGATGGTTAAAAAGCGCAGGCTTGTGGGAACTGGTTGATACTAGTATCTACAGGCCTGCGGGCCAGTTTCGTGCTCTTGGTGCAATACACCAGAAGACGGGACGTAGAAAAACAATAGTACGTGAGATTGCAGGAACTCCATTGGTGATCCCAATGTTGACCCCCCCGCCCATTGCAAGTGGTGTCCAAGACTGGGCACAGGAGGAAGGATCGCCAGAAGCTGAGTTTCAGTTGCACCTTAATTTGCTTGCAGTGCGGGGGGTTGGTTGCAGAACCCCTCATATGTATATTGTGTTCAAGTCCGCGCAGAGGGCTGGTCTGACCCGCCAGGAAGCAGAAGAATGTGTGTACTGGTGGAATGACTCCCAACAAGACCCGCATCCGACAGAATATGTGGCAAAGAAATTAAGAGGCTTTAGGTGAGCACCGAGAAAGAGGCGGGGGCCGTGCATGGTGCCCCCATTACCCCACTATTTAAGGAAAGGTGATAAGATATGAAACTACTTAAAGAGATAGCAGAACTGATGGAAGTAGAGCTACTAGGCTCTGTCGAGTATATTGATGGTGATGTAAAAATAAAGGTAACTAAAGCCGGATTTAGGGCACCAGAAGCAGAGATTACAGAAGCCAAAGGCAAGGAAGAAGATGATGAAGCTACCTTATTCTGGTCATCAGAAGGTCCAGACATCCCAGTATTGTAGTGAATGTAAATGTACAATGGAGCGAGGCGGGCAGTGCCCCCACTTGCTCCTTGTGTAAGAAGGAATTAAAGGTAAAGGAGTAACAGTTGTGAACCTAGAACAACTTAAGGAGCACTTAGACCACAGATTTGATGAACATGATAAGAGACTTGTTGAAGCTAGAGAAGAATTAAAAGAGCTACGTGAAGATGTAGAGACACTACAAGAGAGCTGGAACTTCTCAAGAGGTGCCGTCAAGGCAGGCAGTGTTACATTTATGGGCATAATGGCCATACTGGGGCTTATTGCAAAATTCATGCCGCACTCATAGGAAAAGATATGACAAACGAAGAAAGACAGGAACTATTTGATTTAATTAATAGTAAATTGAATAGTATGGATACTAAGTTGGATAAAATCAATGAGGTCTTGGAAGAGGCTCAACAACAAATTAATTTTGCCGAGGAGTCTACATGGACAAGGACAACCGACAAGGACCGCCAAAGGTCAGACAAGAGAATATTGGTAAGCGAAAAGAGATAGAAATCACTAATTTTGACTGGTGGAATCAAAAGGGTGATGAGCTGGCTAACTCTGTACAAGCAGTAGTCAACAACATCACAGAGAGTCAATCTTATATGAGGACTCTGAATTATAAATTTGCACGTCTTTATGGTAACTTAGAGATGTTTGGCTTAGGATATGGTACTTACACGGGGCGCACTCCACAAGTAGCAACAACTAATACTGTGACATATAATGTTGTCAAGAGTGTAATTGATACCGCTGCCGCTAAGATCAGTAAGAACAGACCTAGGCCCTTATTCCTCACTAGTGGAGGAGACTATGCCCAGCAGGCTAGGGCTAAGAAGCTAACTAAGTATATTGATGGTATCTTCTATGACACCAAGGTATACAAGAAAGCGCAGGATGCATTTATTGATGCTTGTGTATTTGGTACTGGGGTCCTTAAGATTTATATCGAGAACAACCGTATAGCTGTAGAGCGTGTATCTCCTACTGAATTAGTTGTGGATGATGCTGATGGCAGATATGGTAAACCTAAGCAATTACACCAGGCAAGACTAGTAGCTAGACAAGAGCTTTTGGACTTATACCCCGATAAGAGTGTTGAGATCATTAGTGCTAAGACAGCATTGGAGCAATCTGGCAAGTCATCAAATGTTGCTGACATGATCCAGGTCACTGAAAGCTGGTACTTAGGCAAGAAGCATGCCATTACTATTGAGAATTGTACTCTATTTGAAGAGGATTATGATAAGCCTTACTTCCCATTTGTATTCTATAAGTGGAGTGAGAGACTAGCTGGCTTCTTCGGGCAAGGAATGACTGAGAATCTTGTAGGTATACAGATAGAGATCAATAAGATACTAAGAAATATACAGAAAGCTCAAACACTAGCTGCTGTACCTAGGGTCTTCCTAGAGAATGGCTCAAAGGTATCTACTGCTCAGTTTACTAATCAGATAGGTTCTGTGATCAAATATACAGGACAAAGGCCAGTGGTTGAGACTGCTACAGCTATGAACGCTGAGACTTATAATCATCTTAAGTGGTTAATCTCTAGTGCATATGAAGTAGAAGGTGTATCTCAGCTATCAGCAACAAGTAGGAAGCCCGCCGGTATTGACAGTGGCGTTGCCTTACGAGAGTATAATGATATAGAGACTGAGAGATTCATACTTAATGGACAAAGGTACGAAACATTATTCCTACAACTGGCTAATATTGTTATAGATATGAGCCGTGATATATACACTGCTGACCCTTCATTATCAATTAATGTGCCAGGTGGTGATTTTATCGAATCGATCAAATGGAAAGATGTTGACCTACGTGATGATGAGTTTATTATGAAGGTTTACCCAGTAAGTCTATTACCTACTACTCCAGCCGGAAGACTTCAGAAGATTCAAGAACTTATCCAAAGTGGTATGCTTGCTCCAGCTGAAGGTAGAGCATTGCTTGACTTCCCTGACCTTGAGGCATTTGCTACTCTTGAGCAAGCAGATAAGCATCTAACTCAAAAGGTTGTAGGAGAAATAATAGACAAAGGTGAGTATAATCCGCCTGAACCTGAGCAGGACTTAGCTTATTGTGCTAAATATGCCCAGCAACAGTACTTGGAAGGTATCCTCAGTAATTTACCAGAGGAGAGACTTGAGCTTCTTCTCAGGTATATGGATGATGCCAACAGGTTAGCAAAGTTAAACGAACCAGAGCAACCAGCCCCAGCAGTACCCGAACAACCCCAACCACTAGCGGCTGTGCCCGAAGCATTACCGCAAAGTGACTTAATCCCCCAGGCGTAATGCCTGGACTAGTATAATCAGACTACAATAGGAGAAACTTAATGTCTGAAGTTCCAGTAAAACAAGTAAATATCGGCCCAACTACTCCAGCACCTTCACCAGAGGCTCAAACTGCCCCTGTAGTGGACGAAACACCTGTAGAAAATACCGAGGTACCCGTAGAAGAAACGGGCGCTCAGAAGCCTGTACAGGAGTCCCAGGAGGATGTCAACATAGCAGCTAGATTTGCGGCATTGGCACGTCAAGAGGAAAGGACTCGTAAGGAACGACAAGAGATAAAGGAAGCGAGAGAGAAACTAGACGAGTATAACAAACTAAGAGAATCTATCTCAGAGAACCCGATGGCAGCACTTGACCATTTAGGTATTGACCTAGACTCCTTAATTATGGCTAGTCTAGGTGATGCTGCTCCCCAGGAAGAGATTGATCCTGTATCTAAGTTACAGAGTGATTTTGAGTCCTATAAAGAGCAAGTACAGAGAGAGAAAGAAGAAGCAGTAGCAGCCCAGGAGAGCGCGCAACAAGAGGCAATCGACCGGGCTGTTGAAGCACATAAAAGATCAATAGAAGCTGAATTAAAAGACAATGATGGTAAGTATGAGTTAATACACCTAAATGAAGCACATGATCTAGTTTGGGAAGTGACAGAGGCACATTATAATGAATATGGAGAAGTCTTAGAACCTTCGAGAGCAGCTGATCTAGTTGAAGCGCACCTAGATGAAAAGTTCCAGAAGATTGCTAAGGCCCGAAAACTTAACACGCCACTAGAAGAAACTGCGGCACAACCGGAGCAAAAGAAAATAATTAGCTCTAAGACGTTAACAAGTTCCATGTCTACTAATACCCCTCAAGTAGCGGTTTCAAACAAACCATTGACTGCTGAAGAATCTAAGCGCAGAGCAGCAGCAATGTTAAAATGGAATAACTAAAAAAACTATAAATAAGGAATATTATTATGTCTTTGGATTTAAACTCTTTTTCTAGTGCTCTTAAGGAGCATTATACGACTGACATGGTTGAGAACATGGTTTACAAGGATAACCCACTTCTAGCTATCATGCCTAAGTACGAGCGCTTTGGTGGTAAGAACCTTCCTATACCCATCATCTACGGTAACCCTCAAGGCCGATCTAAGACGTTCTCTAACGCTCAGACTCGCGGCTCTGTTACTAACTCATTGATCACTGACTTCGTACTTACTCGAGTTAAGGATTACTCAATTGCTACTATCGACAACGAAACACTAGAAGCCTCTAAGGGTGATGCTAATGCATTCATGGAAGCTGCTACAACTGAGATCGATGGCGCTATCCAAGCATTGACTCGTTCAATCGCTATCGGTATCTATGGTGGTTCTGATGGTAACATCGGACAAGTTGCTGCGGAGCCTTCTGAAGCTGCTACTACTGTTCTTACTCTTAAGAGTGCTGACAGTGTAACTAACTTTGAAGTTGGTATGGTTATCAACATCTGGAGTGCTAAGTCTGGTGGATCACAGCGTTCTGTTGATGGTTCTACTACTTCTCTAGTAATCTCTGCTGTAGACAGAAGCAACGGTACTATCACTTTTGCTGATGCTTATGACGCTTCTGGTACTATCGCTGCTGATGACTTTCTATTCGTAGAAGGTGATAGAGGACTGGCTCTTTCTGGCCTAGATAGCTGGTTGCCTGAAACTGCTCCTACTGCTGGTGATAGTTTCTTTGGTGTTGACAGAAGCTCTGACGTTACTCGTCTTGCTGGCGTCAGACACGATGGTTCTTCTCAGCCAATCGAAGAGGCTCTAATCGACGGCGCTTCTAAAGTATCTCGCGAAGGTGGTAAAGTTGATTACTGTTTCCTTAACTATGCAGCATATGCTGATCTGGAGAAAGCTCTAGGTTCTAAGGTTCAGTACGTAGACTTGACTATGAATGCTGAAGTTGGTTTCAGAGGAATCGAAATCAACGGTCCTCGCGGGTCAATCAAGGTTATCGCTGACCAAAACTGTCCTGCTAATGTAGCTTATATGTTACAGATGGACAAGTGGAAGCTTTACTCTCTTGGAAAAGCTGTTCGAGTTATTGATGCTGATGGTCTTTCTATGCTTCGTCAAGCTGCTGCTGACGGTGTAGAAGTTCGGTACGGTTTCTACGGACAGGTCGGGTCGAGAGCGCCTGGCTTCAACGCTCGCGTTACTCTAGGGTAATAAAAGCAATATTTAGGTGGGGGTAATGATATCCCTGCCTCTTTTTCATCTCAGTAGGATTTATAATGAAACAATGTAGTAAATGCAAAGAACATAAGACGTTTACAGAGTTCCACAAAGCCGTCAAAAGTAAAGATGGACTACAATCACACTGCAAAAGCTGTGCTAGAGAGGCCACTAGACAATATCGGTGGAGTAGGCGAGAGCAAGTCAATGAGCAAGCTAAAATAGACAGCAAAAAACCTAGAACACGATACAAAACAAGTATTAGGGCTGCTGCCAAACGTGGACACCAATGGACAATTACAGAGGATGAATTTTATATCCTACTAAAAGAAGAATGTTACTATTGTAATGGCCAAATCGGGGATAGAAAAACTCAAGGAGGCTCAGGACTTGATAGGATAGACAATGATGTTGGGTACACACTAACTAATGTTCTACCTTGCTGTACTATATGTAACAAAACCCGAAACAGATATTTCTCTGTTGAAGAAACAAAATTAATGATAAATGCTCTAATAGAGCATAGAAAGGTTATTTAAAATGGCTAGTAGAAACTTTAATTCTTATCAGGCGCTCGAAAAAGAGGTTAAAACTCTGTATGCTGAAGTAGCTATCGGTGCTTCTGGTGCTCCAACATTGACTTCTGGGCTTGGTGTTGCATCTGTAGAGCGTGATTCTGCTGGTGTATATACTGTTACTTTGGAAGATAAGTACGTAAGATTAATGTGGTTTGGATGCCAACAGCTAGAAGCTGCTGCTGAAGACCTTACTTTCCAGTTAGAGTCTCGCGCCAGTAACAACCAGTCCTTTGTATTTCAGTGCAAAGCCGGTGCTACTGAGACTGATCCTTCTGATGGTTCTGTACTTCTTCTCAAGCTTGAGCTAAAGAACTCTACTTCTGGGGAGTAATAGACTATGATGATGGATAAAAAGAAGGTTGCTATGCTTATCGTAAAGAAGCCTGGTGATCGCGAAGAATCCACTGACTTTGTTGACAAGGGCGAAGAGGGATATTCTGAGAAAGAAGACTATAAAATGCCTTCTGAGGACGAAGATTCTGAATCCCATGGTCATCAAGCAGCTATGGAAGAGTTCATGGAGTGTATTCAATCTGGCGACAGCAAGAAAGCTGTACTAGCCTGGGGAAATCTTATGGACCTTGGTAAGCTAAAACGTAAAGACGAGGATTAAAATATGGCATCAACTCTAGCTGAATTGAAAACCAGAGTCCGTGAACGATGTGACATGGAAAACTCAACATTTATCAGTGATTCTGAGTTGACAACATACATTAACGAGTCTTATGCTGAACTGTATGACCTCATAATTGCTACTTATGAAGATTACTACACGGTAGAAGTCGATCTAACAGCCTCTAATCAGGATGGTGTATTGACCTTACCTAGTGACTTTTATAAGCTTAGGGGCCTTGATAGGTCTTTGGGCAGCAGTAATGAGGACTACATCACAGTATACAAGTACAATTTCAATGAGCGTAACGTCAAGGATAGTGCCCCACACAGACTAAGGGCTGCCCAGGGACTCTATGTTGAGTATCGCATTGTCAAGAATGAGATCAAGCTGACACCTAAGGCCAGCTCTGATGGTGACTACAGATTGTGGTATATGCCACAGATAGCCTTTCTTGTTGATGGAACTGACACAGTTGACGCTCCTGCTGGATTTGATGAGTATATTGTAATTGATGCAGCTATCAAATGTCTAGTCAAAGAGGAATCAGATACTATGGCTCTCGACAGGGCTAAGGCACTGATGACCAAACGGATCAATGATATGGCAGTTAATCGTGATGCTGATCAACCAGAAGCAATCTCAGATACTCAGGACCGCGCAGGTCAATGGTATTGGTGGGATTTCTAATAGTGGGGGGCTTAGGCCCTCTTTTTTCAAGGAGTTATTATGAAGAATTGGAGAAGCTTTAGGCCAAAAGATGCCGAACTCTCAAGACTTGTCCAGTCTCTAAAGGACTTCTTCCAGCAGTTTATTAATCACAGCTTGCTGAAGTCAGACCCCGGAAAAGGGAAATCAGGTCAAGTACTTACCTCTAATGGTGAGACCGGCGAACAAGAATGGAAGACTAGCCCCTCTGGATTTGCTGACCCTATGACTACTAGGGGAGACATCATCTACAGAGATAATACAAATACAACAACTAGATTAGGTGCTGGTGCGAGTGGGCACATACTAACATCTAATGGGACAGATATATCATGGCAACCCGCTAGTGGTGGTGGAGCAGTAACCTCAGTCTTTGGACGTACTGGTGCCGTTGTCTCAGCAACCAATGATTATACATGGGCACAAATAGACAAGACTATATCGGATATAGCTGATATCACTAATAAATCTCATACAGATTTGACAGATATCGGCACAAATACCCATGCTCAGATAGATACGCACATATCATCGACCAGTAACCCCCACTCAGTTACAGCCTCTCAGGTCGGACTAGGGAACGTAGATAATACTTCTGATGTTAACAAACCTATCTCCACAGCAACACAGGCTGCCCTGGATGATAAAGCTGATGATGTATATGCCTCGGCTCAGTACTATGATGGTACTGGTGGTACTTCAGTAGATTCAACTAGTTATACTACTATACCTATGGATGATAATGACTTTGAAGACTCTGAGTACAGTAATACACTTGGAGTAGTTACAGTGACTTCGGCAGGTAGGCATAAAATAGAATCCTACATATGTGTTGCGGGGGCTGCGAGTAACTATAGGTGGACTGGAGAGATTCAGATATGGAAAAATGGAACAACTGAACTAAAAACTGCGAAAGGTGGTTACATTAGGTCTAATGGTGGGTCAAATGACACACAAGTGGCTATAACACATGTAGCTGACTTAGCCGCCTCTGATACTATTGAGATCAGGGTACGTAAAATCAACTCTGTGGCTGGTAATGCTACTACTGTGGCTAATTGTAATCAATTACTAATCACTAGGCTTACATAATACCCCCGGAGAGTCTCATATCGCCAATCTGAGAGCTTTTCTAGGATATCGGGTACTGCGGGATTAATATGGCCCTAGCGGCCCGTAGCGAAGCGGCGGCGCGGAGCAGATATAAATAACATCATAATAGGAAGTAATATATATGACTACAACAACATTTATGGGGCTAGAGCTGCCAACAGTAAGCAGCACAATAGGTCCAATATGGGCACAGGAACTAAATACAGCACTAGGTGTTGTTGATTCACATGATCATAGCTCCGGCAAGGGGCAACAAGTACCCACAGCAGGTATTAATATTAATGCTGACTTATCCTTCAACAGTAATAGAGCCACTAATGTTGGTGCTATTGAGTATATAAACCTATCAGCAAGTGTATCTGATCTGACATCATTATATGTTGTTAGTGGTGATTTATTCTACAATGATGCTGCGGGCAATGCGATTAGATTAACTAGTGGCGGGGCAGTAAATGTTGGTTCATTGGGTTCCATTGGTGGGGATTACTCTACTACTCCCGCTAGTTTATTCTACACAGATTCAACTAAAAAGTACACATTTAATGACAGTGCCGCTGCTCTAGCTGATGTAGAGTGTGGAGATGTAGAGTGTGGAGATATCACTAATACAGGTAACTTGAGTGTGACTGGTACTGTGACAGTAGCCGGTTCGGCTACCCTTAATGGTACTACTACCGTAAATGGTGCCTTAAACGTCTCAGGAGCCGCCTCATTCACCGGAAATACTTCCGGTAGGGGTATACTACCTGTTGGGTCTATCGTGCCTCTAATGTCCAATTTGACGGGCATAACAGATGTCACAGCAACAACCGTAGCAGACGCTAATGGCTTTGTTGTATGTGGAGGTCAAACTATATCTGACCCATCTAGTCCCCTCAATGGCGAGACTGTACCTAATATCAATGATGATCTATTTGTCCGAGGAGCTAGTACAGCGGGTACAACAGGCGGAAGTAACTCATTTACACTTACTGAAGGGCAGCTTCCGGCCCATACACATAGCATTGACCATGGACATGCTGATACATTTGCACTATCTAACAATACTGTTGCATCTAGCGACCATAGCCACGATATGAGTCATACTCACCAGTGGGGTTTCTATTCCTCTTCTGCGGCGGAGTTTTATACTAAGACAGCTAGTGACACTTCCTCAACCAGCGTATCTGCAAGTGATTCAGACTGGCTCGGAACGGCTGATGTAGGCTCAGGGACCGTACCCGTCGTCTCTACGCCGCTTTCTTCTAATACTAGCTTCTATACTACTGGTGTTATAGATGCGCCTTCAGGGTCCGGTTCCGGCGCTCTGACAGGGGGTGCAGCATCTACTACTACTGTGACTCTATCAGGAGCAGTGACTTCTCATAGTGGTGATAGTGGGAGTACAGGGGCAGGCAGCTCAATAGACAATAGACCAAGTTTCATAACTGCAAAATACGTAATGAGGATTAAATAAGACATGACATATACATTCAAGTACAAAAGAAAATTCTGGTGGAAAAAAGAGACAGTAGTTGGGCATAGTTACAACCAAGAACAAGACAAGATGGTAATTTACTACCCGGATGGTGGCTTGAAAGAGATAGCTGGATGGCGACAGTGCTCAGTCAGACTTGGAGCTGATTGGGTTGCTGTGACTAAGAAATCAATGGAAAAAGAGGCAGGCGTATCAGTCCCTCTTAACAATTAGGAGACTAATATGGCTACATTCTTTATGAATCTGGACCTACCCCAGCCCAGGACTGCTCTAAGTCCTACATGGGCTACACAGCTCAACACAGCCCTAACTGAAGTTGACAGTCACGACCATACATCTGGAGAGGGACAACGACTAACTAGTGCTGGTATAAATATAGACAGTAACTTGGCGTTTTCTGAGGAGTTTCTACGATCTGTGCAGGCTTCTCAGTTTACTTCCCAGGACTCAGCCTTAACCACAAATAACAGCTGCTTTGTTGTAGCTGGAGAGGTCTACTTTCGGGACGGGGCATCAAATGATGTCCAGATTACAAATGGTGGAGCTATTAACTTTTCTGGGTTTGGTGGTGTCGGTGGTGATTACTCATCTACAGCCGCTTCTATCACGTATGATGATACAACTAAGAAATATACCTTCCAGGACTCTACATTGGCCTCTGGTGACCTTATTATTGATGACCTGGAGTGTACTAACATAGCTTGCTCTGGGGTTATATTATCTACTTTTACACTCACAGATGCTACTCTTGATGACCTGACTATAACTGGTGACCCTACTTTTACTGATGATGTTACTCTTTCCGGTAATAATACTGGGCGTGGAATAGTACCTGTTGGTGGTGTGTTACTGCTGCCTACTAATATCACAGGTGTTTCTGTGCCGGATGGTTGGCAATTACTTGACGGATCAGTGGTTGATGATGCTGATTCTCCGATGGATGGGGTTACTTTACCTAATATCAACAACGGTGTATTTATCATGGGTAACTCTACAGCTGGGACTTCTGGGGGTTCTGACTCCTATACTCTTACCGAGAGTCAGTTACCAGCTCACACACATACCATAAACCATGGCCACAGTGACACAATTGCTCTTGGTGATGCTGAAGTGGGGGCTGTAAGTCACACACATACTATGCCTCATACGCATAAATATCAAAGGGTTGCGTTCGGTTCGGGTGTAACTGATAGATACAGTACACAGTTTTCCAGTGATCCGTCGGATACTTCTATCTCTAATAACAGTAGCTCTGAGTTCCTGACTGGGTTTGATGAATCTGAAGCCTATTCTACATCGGGTTCTGGTATACTTGCTGCTGCCACTGTGTTTGAGGTTAGCTACGGCAACAAACACACTACAGGTGCTATAGGTGCTCCCAGTGGGAGTGGTGCTAGTGCAACGACAGGTGGAAACTCTAGTTCAACTGAGATATCAATCAGTGGCTCTGTTACTGACCACAGCGGCCCAAGCGGCAGCACTGGAAGTGGGTCATCAATTGACAATGTACCTGAGTTCATTACAACTAATTATATCGTAAGGATAAAATAATGAGCCTCCAAAAGAATAAGCTGGATATACTCTTTACCGAGGGTATCAACAGCAAGGTAGACCCTAAGGTACTACCACAAGGCAGTCTTGAGAGTCTTGAGAATCGAGTATTTATTAAGGCTGGGGCAGTTGACAAGCGAAAAGGGTTCAACCGACTAGCTAATACAGACTGTCTTGAATCCTCAATATCTAATATGGATGCATTATCTGTCTTTGATGACAAAGAAATGGTCCTATTTGCTGACTCTAACTTGTATAGTTATTCTACCCCCTTAGACAAATGGGTATCTAAGGATACAGTACTCTCTGCGTCTGTGGAGATCGACAGTATTGTATCTAATGCTAAACAACAAGAAAACTTTGATATGTGTACTGCAAACGGGGTATCACTTGTTGCATGGGAACAGGACGGGGAGCTTCTGTACAGTGTTAGAGATGTTAATTCTGGTAGCTTCTTTGTACAAAATCAAGTTGTTTCGGCAACTGGTGATAGCCCTAGGTGCCTAGCTCTAGGTAATACCTTAGCTGTGTTCTATGGTGATGGCACTGACCTTAAGTTCCTATCTGTCTCTGCTACTATTCCTTGTGGTGCGGCGGGCACTGGAACTATATCAACAGACTATGAAGATTTACATACTGATCATATCATTGATGTAACTAAGGTTGGACTAACTGGCTATATCTTCTACAAAGGTACTACTGCAAGTACTGTCCAACAGCTCGAAATTAACACGTCAGGCGCGGTAATATCTGATAGTACTGTCACAGCCACCGTTGTTGATTGCCTCTCTGTGAGTGCATATACGGCTTCTGACAGCGTAGCTTACCTAAACCTGGCATACAAGGAGACAGCAAGTGTTATCAAGGCAGGGATATATAATGCCAACATGGTTGTTAAATCTGCTCTACAGACAATTGATAGCGCTACAACTGATATTAGCAATATTACTTTGGCGCAGCGTAACAACAGTGACTCTGTTAGGATTTACTACACTACTGCCTCAGACGGTGTTCGCTCTAATACGCTTGACCTTGATGGTACTGTAGGTACTGCTGCCCAGTTTCTTAGGCAAGTATCTATTGTATCTAATGCCTTTAATAACGGCGATACTTTATTGATTAATGTCCTATATGAGTCTGACCTCCAAGCTACTGTATTTACTGTTAATGAGTCAGGAGAGGTTGTTACTGTATTGTCTAAGGGGCAGGCAGGATCAGCGTCAGCGCTACATGCACCTACTAATGTTGAGCAGTTAGCTAATGAAGAGTTCATCTTTGTAATGAACACCAAAGGAGTAATCCGAAGTGAAAACGCGACTTTATTTAGTCTGCTGGGCCTCTCTATGGCCAAGCTGGACTTCCGCGGCCCTAACTTATATAATAGTACTACACTCAATAGTAACCTATATGCTGTAGGTGGACTACTAAACGTATATGATGGCCAGTATATAACAGAGCAAGGCTTCCATTTGTTTCCTGAAGGGGTTGCAGCTGGGACCAACAGTGCTTCTGGTGGTAGTATGTCAGACGGTACTTACCTGTATTATGCTGTTTATCAATGGATAGACAACAAAGGTAATATCCATAGGTCAGCTCCTAGTATAGCTTTATCAGCTACAACAAATGCTGGTGGTTCTTCACAGACACAGGATATAGATGTACCTACTCTTCCTATTACCCAAAAGACTGGGGCCAGAGGAGAGGTAACTATCGAATTATACAGAACAGAAGATGCAGGAACAATTCCGTACAAAGTAACCAGTGTGTCAAGCCCTGAGTTCAATGATCTTACAGTAGACACTGTAACCATTACTGATACTCTAGCTGACTCTAGTATTATCTCTAATGAGATTCTATACACTACTGGTGATGTACTGGAAAACATTGCTGCACCATCATGTGATATCGTAACCTCTCATACTAACAGACTATTTATCGCTGGACTTCAGGATAAGAATGAAATCCGCTATAGTAAGATCGTCAGAAGGGGCGAAGGTGTCGCATTTAATGAGCTTTTAAGTATCCAAATAGACCCTACTGGTGGTGAAATCACTAACTTGGCTTCTATGGATGCTAACTTGATTGTATTTAAGCGTGATAATATCTATAGAGTAGGTGGAGAAGGTCTAAATGATACAGGACAAGACAGCACACTAACTGAGCCAGAGCTTATATCTTCCGATGTAGGTTGTGTTGATGGCAACAGTGTTGTACTTGGCCCACAAGGCTTATTCTTTAAGTCTGCTAAAGGTATCTATTTACTTGATAGGTCACTACAAGCGCAGTATATCGGAGCTAATGTAGAAGATTTTAACTCAGAAACTATCACCAGTGCTAACCTATTGGATGATGTTAATGAAGTAAGATTTACTACAGATGGCGGTAACATCCTAGTCTACAACTACTATTTTGGACAGTGGAGTACCTTTACCAACTATACTGTAG